TGCGTAGGGACCGTAATCCCGAATGGTTTGGGTATCCAGCTAGATTCGAACCCCGGTGGTGCAATCCATCGCTTCGGAGGATGGAACCACGGCTCGCTAGGCTTCGCCGTCGGAACCGTTGTTCCGTGCGGAACGATCCAAAACGGTTCGAACCCAGGTGGTTGCCGCCCAATCTGCACCGCGCGCGGTGATTGTTCCCAGAAAGTAACCGATGGCGGTAGCTTCGGAACAGGCGTTCCAAGATTACGTTGGACTAACGGTTCCCAAACAAACGGTTTGCTTACCGGCCGTAGCTGCTCAGAAGGCCACCACGACGATATATGCATAATCCCAGCCGGTGCGGCTGGGATTATCGTGACACCGACTCCCACATAATTGCCGGGGGTGCTCGTCCACGTAATAGTTTCAGTACCAGGAGCCGACGAAGGCGCCGTCGTACCTATTTCAAAGGATTCGTATACTCCAGAATTATAAAAAACGTTAGATAGAGCCGGAGCTGTTCCGGAGACCGTATCATTAACATAGTTTACTGCACACCAAAAATTCCATTGTCCGGGAGTGAAGCCAGACGGGCCTGGAATAGCGGTTGTCGCTACACTGTTAGGCGCGACAGATGTGAAATTGCCGAGCGCCGCTGCAATATTCGAGGGGGTGCCTGAGATTCCACGGATGTCTCCATCCATGCCGTTGGTGCCGAGGCTTGAACCGACGAACGTTCCGGTTAGACCGCCTGAATAAATTGCGCCAAATAAATAAAGCGCATTGATCCCGGCACCAAAGGGATTACTTAGAACCGATCCAACAAGAACCCACCCGGTAGGCGTCGCGACAGTCGGCACATTTCCGGACGGTCCTTGAACGCATACTGAAGCAAGTACTAGATTCCCAGTCGTGATACCAGCGGGGAACGAAAGTGCTAGAGAGGCCGTCCCTCCAGATGCGGCAGCGCTGTTATAACCTCCATCTCCAACGTTCGCGATCGCCACATGAAAAACCTTTACAAATAAATTATACGACCGTTAAAAGGCCTATCTTAATTACATTTCGAGGAGTAACAGCAACATCAAGATTCGTATTATTATTCACGGCGAGGGAAGAGATGTTTTGCACCCCTGGCGTTGCGTCAAAAATCACTTGCGAAAGGCGGTTGTAATAAAGCGGCTGTCCTAGTGGCAACGTGTTTACATAATCTTGTACCGCAGTCCCGACGACGCTCACTACATAATTGTGATCATACCCAAATACGGACACTAAAGAGATAAAGATGGTCACATTTAAAACGACTGGAGGAAACACACCCCACATTATACCACCAGCTCGAGTGGCCCCAACCGCGATCGCAGCGTTGGTGATGAAATCAACCGTAGGACTACCCGATCCATCGTCAACGGTGACAGTCAAAAAGCCTTCATTTACGGAAAGATCAGCGTTCTGATTCTCGAGCACTGTCACTTGCGCACCAAGCTGTGTGCTCGTGACAGAATATTCAATCGCTGGAACTGTTCCCTTGCTTAGGGCAATTATAAATCCGATGAACCTACTACGGTAAGCAGCATCAGTTTCAGACGCGAAGCCATTGAAAAAATTCGCGGCATTAACAACCGTATCAATACCGGTTAATGGCGTCGTGATTTGACTAAGCGCTCCGGCAATGACGTTTCCAGCATTACCTACTGTAGTGCATTGCACAGGTACAGTAATGCTGGCGATATTTGCCGGCATGACGTAGCCAGCTGCAGGAGTTGCAATGTAATTAGGATTACCTAGATCAACCGTGACTGTGAACTGTGCGGTGCCATCAGCGCTTTGAATAGTGGCGCCGATTGGAATAAATGGTGCGTTTGAGCCTGCCGTATTGCGTGAAAATGTAACGGTTCCTGTTGCCGGCTGGGCACCAAGGCGCGGAAAGTCCCAATCAGCCATCCAACTGTCAAGATCTAAGCCCTGCGATGTCGCCGCACGTGTTAACTGAGCTATCTGCAGAGCGATCGCCTGCATCCATAGCAAAATTCCGCTGACGCCTTCGGCTAGTGCTCTAAGGCTGGAGCCAACCGAAAAGTCAAGAAGAGCATTCGCGCGCCCCTGTATACCCGTCGCGATGTTCGTCACAATCGATGTAAAGGATTTTGTCGGAAGAATAGCCATTAAACTGCGATCGTAAGTGAAAGTTGCTGACTATTACCAGCCGAGGTATACCCAATGCTGATGATGAACAGTCCGCCCGGCTGCTCAGAAACAGAGATCGTCGGAGCCGGATTGGGAGCCACCGAAGATTCCAACGCAATTTGTGAACGCACGATGCTTTCGAGAAACTGCGTTGTCATAGGCCGGCCTATCTTTTGCGGGAGTCCAGCCCCGTAATCTGTATGAAAGACATATCCTCCGACAGACGTAAATAAACGCCGTATAATACGCTGGCGCGCATAGATGTCACCATCTACAAGCGCAAGGTCATGACTCGGGGATAGCTTATAGTCGTTGTCCCATTCAAGTGCTGGCTCTGGCATTTTTCTCAGTACCTCCAGGCCGCACCATCATAAGTCACCGGTCGCCTAACCGTCGTCGACCCACCACCAACCGGGATAGCGTTGAAAGTTGGCGCTACATTAGCAACCGTATCGCTGAGATAAACCATCATCCCAATGGTAGGAGATGCAATGCTAGCAAGCCCCGCAATCGTATAGACTGGCAGTTTTATCCATGACGTTGCGGCCGCAGTATCGGTGGTCAACCCTTGGGTGACCGTGAGGCCCATAGTCGCCTGAGCAAGACCTCCCGCACCATCTGATGCAACTTGAAATGCGCCAGTACCCAAGCCGCCGAGAAGGCTAGCAAGCCCAGAGACCCCAAGATTTCCAGTAACATTCGTATTACCATTATGTAGAATTGAAGAAGCTACATCGGTTATTGAGGTAGATGCTGTGCGCGTGTGGGTTGTCCCGGCCGTATCAGTTATTGAAGTAGCCGCCGTGCGAGAGTGCGCAGCTGTTGTGTTTGTGATAATCCCTTGGACTAGGTCGAGAATGATAGAATGAGATGCGCCGCCGCCAGATGCCTTATGCGTTAATGTCTTCGCTACAAGATCAAGGATCATCGAGTGCGTGTTGGTGCCATCCGTCGATTTGTGCGTTACGCTGTTGTTAGTGTTATTGCTCCCCGAAGTAGGGTCCATGGTGATCGAATGGGTGATATTATTCCCATCCGTCGCTGTATGCGTCATCTTACCGCCCTTGTTATTAGCCTTCGTCGCGGAGGCAGCATAATTGCCAGCCGTCGCTCCCAAGCTCATATTAGGTGCGGTGTTATCAGTTTGTCCGTCCGCCTGCTTCTGCGTTGTAGCGTGGGTAACAGAGCCGTCCTTGTTCATTTTGATTGAAGCGTTGAACTGCGAGACGATCGCGGTTTCGCCAGATTCCACTTTCGGCGGCATATCCACATCGGAATGTATCCGGCCAGATATCTTGCCGCTTTCGAAATCTCCCTCTTGGTATCGCACAACGACCTGGTCGCCAGTACTCTTTCCATCGCCAGGTACCAGGCCAGTAACATGACCGTAATTATTACCCATCGCATGGGTTTCGATCGGGATCGATCCGGACTCCAATTGTTCCGGCTGAAACATGACTTTCGCAGTATGCGTCTTAGGGTCGTAGCTTGTTACCAAACCAATGCGCTCATGTCGACGCCCCGCCGCCCAGTTCTCAATGCAGCGGTATATCATCGGCTCAATATCTACGACGGTCATTGTGATTCCGCATCCCGTCCTTGGCCCGCCGTTGCGGCGCGGATGTTCATCGTATAGCCGCCCATGCCAAAATTGTGCGTTATCTCATCGATCTGATATTGCTGATCGAATAGGCCCGTGCCAGAAAGTTGAAGCGCCATAGAAACATCAATCGACGTGTCGCCAACTACCTCAGCGTCAACATGAAAGGTGTGACGAGTCATGTCTTGCGCTTTCATCTTCGCAAAATTCTCAACCTGATCCTGTACAAAAGCCGGAATGTGGTAGGTTGTCTCTGTTTTGCCGCCGCTGCCTTGCACGGTTGCCGTTTTCTCAAACATTTTCTTTTTGCGGGAGTGCCAGCTTTTCACAGTTGTTTCATTAGTCTTCGCGGCCTGTGCATTGTAGGAAATGGTGAGATGTAGGCAGTCCGAAATAACAGGACTTCCTGGTGTTGGTGGGACATAATTGATGGTGTAAGAACCGCCTGAACTGTTCTGGCTCACATAGTTGAGGGTGGTGCCCTTCACATTCCAACGCGCGCCATCGAGTTCGGCAAGTTTATGTATGACAGACGCAAAGCTAACACCGTCTGTAAGTTTCGCGTATTCATCCTTTAGGATTCGGCCAGCCTTAATCATTCCTTGGCTAACTTGCGCCGAGAGTCCCGCGCGCTGGGCCAAATCCTGCACAACATCGGTCGTCTTCTTATTGACCCACTTCTCAGCTGACTTCATTTCGTGAAGTTTGGCCGAGTTGTCGCGCCCGCTCACGGAGACGATGCGGCTGATCAAATCAAAACTGATATTGTCTATCTGACCCTGAATGAGGGGCGCGCCGTTCACAATAATGGAAGCGTCCGTTTGGCCACCGCCAGCTAGCGCGGCACCAGCGCCACCATCCATCGGCAGATCGGCGCTAAAGGTAGCACTTCGACGCGTTGCCGTTTGTGATACGCTGCCGCGGGTAACCAAGAACTGGCCACCGCAAACCAGATAGGCGGTGTGCGGCTTAACACCAGTCGAGATTGCCATCAATCACACGCTCAAGAGAATAGATACTGCGTAAGAAGAACTGCCGCTATGCAGCTAATTAAGGTCACGAGCTGATCTATTAGTCCAAGCTTAAGCACTAAGCCCCCAAAATGCCGCTCGTGTCGGTAGTATCAAAAAGCGCTGGTATATTAATTTGCGTCAATGCGTCAATCCATGGATCGACAAGGTTGTTTTCCTTCGCCAGCACGGTCCAATACATCGCATTGCCAAGCTCTTGCGCGGCGATATGGAACAGCGTTGTGTTTGAAACTAGGATAGTCCGGAAGGGGACGGCTTCGCCGACATATGGTTGCGCAACAGTCATTACCCAGTCACCTCAATGTTCAGGACCATCCTGCCAATAACACCGCGAAGATCAGATAGCGTTTGCTCGTCTTGCGCGCTCGTAAGAAGGGCCAGGAGGCCGTTCACCGTGTCCCCTGGCATCACAGACCCTTGAAACGTATCAAGGGCGCCAGCGGCGCTTTTTTCGGCCGCATCAATGGCTGTAGCTAGCGTTGCAGCCTGTTGCAATAAAGCGTGGCGAATCGTTACGCTAGCCGATAGGAATGATCCCATAGCGGCAAGCGCCGCATTAAGGTTTGAGACGCCGGTTGTGATTGAGGACGGAATCATTTGACATCCGGTAACGCTTAGGATATTTTTACAAAATTATGGATATTGACCACGATGAATTTGATGTTGGCTATCAACGCGGGTATGATGTGACGCAATAGCTGGGCGAGAATTCCAATCCCGATATAACGGCGAAAAGTTCGACTCAAGTTCGCCTTGGGATAGTATGTTCGACTTGGGATACTATTTTGGATACGTCGCTGGTGACGAACTCGAGGTCATATCATAACCCCACCAGACTCATTCCCGTGGCCATGTCGGCCGCTAAGAGCTGATCAATTCCCTGCGTGATCGCGCCGAGCGCTCCAGCCATGGCATCAATAGCCACCACGACCGTGATTTCGTAATGCCATAATTGCGGGTAGCGCTCCGGAGAAGCCTCAAAATGAGAGACGATCACAGTCCAGAAATTACCGCCCCAAACAAGGGGGATAGGAACTCCAGATATACGGAGGGCATCTAGCTCACGTACTTTTGATTGAGCATCATTCCCGTAAAATGTGCCAGACCACGAGTAATCCGAGTCGTCCGGACCTAAGGTGTCAATTACCCGTGAACCGCCAGGAAGCTTGTGCACCGCCATCGCCTGTGAGCCGCCAAGACAAATCCTTTTCGGCGTAGACCATTCATCAAATTGAACCCCACCAAGGACGAGTGTGTCAGTAGCCATGGCGGACGCTCATTTCATTTTCGCATGCATGTGCACAGTAAGCATATATTTCTGAGCGTGATGGCTTGGCGGCGGACGGCGGTACTCGGCAATAACTTCACCTTCACCTTCGCCGCTAACAATCATATCTCCTTTCGCGACATGATGATGCCATGCTCCCATTACCGCAGGCTGTTCCCACCAATCATCAACACCCGCCTGCGTCCGTTTAACCGGTGGTCCTGTCGCAATGGCGCTATGCCCATACATACCTGGCTTGGGTTTAACAAATATACCACCTTCATCCGTGCCAAGGACTACAACATCGCCAGCCTTCACATCTTTTGGATCGACGTGCTTACCCCAGTTCAAAAAACCGGTAGCCATCTGCGATCCGGAGCCCTCGATTCCAGCTTTTGCTAAGGATGTATTGACAAAAGCCGCACACCAGTCGTGCTTGCGTGGATCAAG